CACGTCTCGCGGACCACTATCTCCGCAATTTCCTTATTCTTGACAAGTGATGAGAGCCTGGAGGACCCGGTGTCCGTCAGCTTCACCATCTTCTGGTGGAATCCCTCCTCCTCTTTAATCATGACGCCCCCGTCATGTTTCTTTTCTCTCCGCCACAAAGCTCGAGGAACCATGTTAGTTCCTTTGAAACGGAATCCGAGACTCTTCAATGTTTGCTTTGAAGTCCGGATTACCTTTTCAAAGTGCCTCAGGGCAGCTTTGTGGACGGCTTTCCCCCTACTCCCTTTCCGAAAGGAAAACCCCCGGACCAATGACTGCACAGCTTCAGCCACGGATCGGGGATCTCTCGTACTTAAAGCACCACATCGCACGAAAGGTATCATAACCAAGTTTCGTGTGAAGTATGTTGAATTGATCGTGAGGAATGAGGACGTGTACGACGTCTTCTTCTCATTCAACTCAAGACCAAGTTGTGGTACCAAAGTACGGTATTTTCTCTCCCATTTCTCCGAGCACTGCACGACCAAGTCATCACCATTGATTAACTTGGCCGGAGTCTCACCAACGAGTCTGCTGACATACTCCGAGGAGATGTGATTCTGCAGGCAGAGGAGAGGAAAAGATAGAAGGTTCCCCATGAGTTGCCCCCGGGATACCTCAAAACTATCGATTACCTTACCTGCTGTCTCAGACTCACCATCCACACAAGGAAGTTTGTCAACAAGGGTGACTGTTGGACGGAGGCTTTTTCGGGCCTCGGAGAAAAGGGGGGAAAGGGAGGAGGGAGAGAGGAAGGCAAGTTCATCTATGATGGCTTCAGCCACCTCGGTAGGAATGTTGTCGGTCGCTGATACGAAATCAGCCGACAACCATCTTTCTCGTGGTCTAAAACCAGCCTGGTCCAGCCTGGACGGGGTAGGTTCACCACGGAGAAGCCAATCTTCTTCCGAGAGGCGGTCATAGATGACCTTGTGAAGGGGGCGTAGGAGGAGGTAGCTGTGATGGTTCTTAACCAAAGCTCTGGGTTTGCCGGCATCGCCGGCAATCATGAACTCTGGTTCGTGGATAACTTCTGGCGACTTGACAGATGAGCAGTACTCATCACGATGTCCGTGCCAGGACGCATAAGAACCGCCACAACAGCGAGGGGCGGTGGTAGTGGATTTGAGGGGGGGAACCGTATTCCTCGCCTGCCTCTCGATCTTCTTGGGTTTAATACCTCGAGGAAAGAGTTCCCTCACGACTTCACGGGCAAAGGCAATATAGCCTTCCGGAAGCTCACGAGGGCCGGCAGTCAGGACCTTCTTGAGGTCGCTGTATAGTGAATCACCCATACAATCGCAACTGGTAGGAAGCGATTTGGTGATTGAGGACACTGCAGCGGCCAGAGAAAGGGAGTCTTCAAGACTCAGGACGGAGAAGAAGTGTTCGCCTTGGAGTGTGGCGATTAGCGGAGCGGAGAGGTGCAGTTTAATCTGTTTCATTTTTTCCTTACAAGAAGATCCCTTTAGGGCCTTGTAACTAGGAAAAAAGAGGCGGTGGTTCACTCGAGAGAGAGGACCAACCGGCAGATAAATCGCACGGAGAAAGAGGAGACCAGACTTCGTGGCGCTGGTAGCCATGTGTTGGAACCCTGTGCAGGCTCCGGGTGCTTTTTGGGCACCAGTTTGTACGTTCTTGTCAGATGATTCAATCATATTGGCACTAAGAACCGATTAGTCACGTAATGACGAACCGGGCAGTCGATTGAGACACCCGCCAATTGCAT